CTCGTCTCATGCAAGGACAGCGACAGCCTGTATTCCGAGCGCATCGAATACGATCTTGAATTCTGCCTTCGACTGGTAGCGCGCTGCGAACGCATCGTGTTTTCGGACACTCCACCAAGTAGAATTAGCGATAACCCGGAGTTCTTCGGATGCATGTTTTGCAAGCACAAGGCGGTCTGTCATCACGATGCACAGCCCCGTGTGAATTGCCGAACCTGCCTTCATGCTCAGCCTGAAAGTGGCGGTGATTGTCATATCTCATGCGCACGATGGGCAAAGCCTTTGTCGATCGATGAACAGCGCGACGGATGCCCGGCGCATTTGTATCTGCCGGGCATGGTGAATGGTGAGCAGATCGATGTCGACGAGGAGGCGGAAACGATAACTTACAGGATGAAGTCGGGAGAAGTTTGGGTTGATGGCGAGGCAAGGAAGGTGGTGTGAAATACGATAATGATAATCAGAAAACCCGTGCAAGACCGGGTGAAGCGAGAGCATTTGTTGATGATGTCGTGGCCCGGGCCGTTGAAATGAAGGAGTGTGTATTCTGGCCTTTTTATCGAGATCGGGAAGGATATGCCAGTTTCACGATAAACAGTCAGCCACAGCATGTGCATAGATACATTTGCATCGCGACTAAGGGGCCACCACCGTCAGATTTACACCAAGCCGCACACAATTGCGGGAACGGAAGCCGCGGCTGTGTAAGTCCATTCTGCCTTCGATGGGCTACACAGAAAGAGAACGAGGCTGACAAAATCATTCATGGCACTAAGCTCATGGGTGAAATGGTCGGCGATGCTAAAATCACTACGGAGATCGCAAGACAAATCTACGTCCAACGAAAGCTTGGCATAACTTCAGATGAGATTGCTAAAGCGTTCGGCATTAAGGGGCAGCAGGTCCGTAGAATTACAACAGGGGAGAGGTGGCCTCACATCCATCCGGATAACGACCCTGTAACGAGAGAAATGGTCTCGCAAACATCCAGCGAAATAATATCGTTAGATTGCCGCGTAAAAGCGACGGACGACCAGATAAGGCAAGCACATGTGATGCGTTTTGGTGGGAGTACCTTTGCCAGTATAGCAAGGTTTCTCGATATGGAACCCGGTCAGGCGAGACGCATAATAATGGGGGAGAGGCGAAAGAGCTTACACCCTGACAACGATGGAATCACCGCTGCGATGATAAAAAAGGTAGCATGATGCTGGAACTCAGGTCTTACCAACGCGAAAGCATAGACGCGCTTTATGAATATTGGGCCAATGGCGGCGGCAACGGATTAATTGTACTGCCTACCGGTGCCGGGAAAGCCCTGGTTATTGCCAAGATCATTGAGGAGTTGCTTGCTCAATACCCAGACATGCGGATCGTCAATGTCACGCATTCGGCGTCATTGGTCGAACAGAACTTCAAGGAGTTCTTGGGCCTCTGCCCATTTTCGCCTGCTGGCATTTATTCCGCCAGCCTCAATCGTCGTGACAGTAGGGCGCAAGTGCTGTTCTGTGGCATTCAGTCGGTTTGGAATAAGGTCAAGCAATTGGGCCCGATCGACCTTGTTCTGGTCGACGAGGCTCATGCCATTAGCCGAAATGCTAATACCCAATACGGCAAATTCTTTCGAGATGTACGTGAGGAGAACCCGGACAGCAGAACGGCTGGCACTACAGCAACCGATTATCGTATGGATTCAGGCCGTCTGACCGATGAAATGGATTCCGACGACGATGTAGATGAGGATGGCAATAAAGTCAGGTTCAAGTTGTTTGACGATGTCGTTTATGAAATCGGCATCGCGGAGTTAATAGAAAATGGTTACCTGACGAAGCTCACCAGTCACAAGACAAGCGCGAAAATTGACCTAAAGGGCGTTGGGTCTAGGGGTGGAGATTACATACCTGGGCAGCTATCGGCAGCCGCTGAAAAGATCATTGAGGTCGCTGTCGCGGAAGATATGGTTATGTCTGAAGGTCGCCGAGCAGGACTATTCTTTAGCACCAGTAAGGAAAACGCGCGGCACATTGCTGAGTGCATTCACAGTCATGGTCGCACTTGTGCCGTCCTGACGAGCGACAATGCGCATCAGACTAAGGAGATATTTGACGGGTTCAGATCGGGAAAATACTGGGCTATCTCGTCAGTTTCAATGATCACGACAGGAACGAACTTTCCTTTCGTGGACTTTATCAGCCTGATCTTGTCAACTAAGTCGGCGGGGAAACTCGTGCAGATTTTAGGACGGGGCACACGAAATTCGCCGGGGAAGACCGATTGCTTAATTGCCGATCACGGCAAGAATCTTGCCTACCACGGGCCTATCGATCAGATCATGCCGAAGGCACCGGGAAGCGGTGACGGTGAAGCGCCCCGTAAGGTGTGTCCGAGTGAAGAAACACCTGGAGCATTGCGTGACACTGAAGGCAAGTTCGGATGCGGCGAAACCATTCATGCCTCGGCAAAGGTTTGCCATTGTTGTGGATATATTTTTCCTGAAAGCGAAACGACGTCAATTACGGCTCAAGCAGCTGACGCTCCAGTCCTTTCCACTGCCGAAGCAGAATGGCGCAAGGTAACCGGTAGGGCTTTTCACTTTCACGAAGGAAAGGGCGACAAACCGCCGTCGGTCAAGTGCAGCTACATCGCAGGTTATACGCAGATCAATGAATGGCTTTGCCCGCAGCATACTGGCTTCGCACAAACCAAGGCGCATCGATGGTGGACGCAGCACGGTGGCCAGCGACCGTTTCCTAAGACGGTCATGGAATGGCTCGAACGTCAGCGTGAGCTGCTCACCACCGACGAAATCAGCGTCGTGCCGAACGGGAAATACTGGAATGTGAAAGATGTAAGGGCAGGAACCGCGGCCGATAACGACAACGTTCCAGAGCCTGCGAACGACAATGTGTCAGTTGGGCTGTCGGAGCTGCTGGATGATATAATTCCATTCTGAGGCTTGCACCGACTGACGACCCGACCACAATGACCATTACCCGGCCTTACCAGCCAACCACACGAGGAGCAAAAATGAAAAATCCAGACACAGAAACATACGATCCGTACAACGCCAGAACCACAGCGCAGGCAGGACACAACAACCCGCCAACCTCTGCATATGAAGAGATCAAACAGGAAATCGAAGACCTGTTCGACGAGGCGAAAAATTTCGCGGACGGCGAAGCCATCGACAATCAGGCTCTCGC